TCTCCACCTAACGGATCGATAGTGACATGTACCTATAGAATTGGTGGTGGCACCATTGGAAACATAGTGACCAATTTTGCTTCGGTCGATACTTTGGTGACAATCGAAGGACAGGCATTCACTGTGCCTGTCAATTTGACCAATTATACCAGAGGCGAATTTGGCTATGATGGCGACAATGTGGAAGATATAAGAAGAAAACTGCCTATTTATAACAGATCACAAAATAGAGCCGTTACAGGGGCTGATTACAAAAGTTTGGCAGACTTGTTTGTAACGCCCTATAACGGTGTGATGGGCAAGGCAACAGTATCTCTTCGTCATGCCGGATGCGCCGCAAATATACTTGACATTTTTGTGTTGACAAAGAATGGGGTAGACGGTCTTCAGCCTGCAAGCACGCAATTTAAAGCAGAATTTATTGAGTACATGGATGCTAAAAAAATGCTTACAGATAATATTTGTGTAAAAGACGGACTCATAATCAACACAACAGTCAGTATAGATGTTGTTTTGGACAAATACTATAGAACATTCGAGGATTCAATTAAGGCGAAGATAGAAAGAAACTTGACAATATTCTTCAATCTTCAAAATTGGGATTATGGACAAAGTTTGAGAGACACAGATATAATCAAGGCTTTATCCACAATTACAGAACCTTACAGATATGAGGTGACACTAACGACTGACGATCCCAACAACAGTGGCAGAATCGTCGCTGCGAGATATTACGAAATTATCCGACCAGAAGCAACCGTAATACAATTCAACTACGAGTAACGAGGGAAAATGGCGATCAAGAAGTATTACGAAAATCCAAAAGTTACTGATCAGATTGAATTCAGTCTGTTCATGCCAGATGCGGATGGTTGTTTTGATCAAGACCCTTTCAAGGTTGATAACATAAAGATTTACTTTGTTGAAAGAGACTTGAACAATCTGAAAAATGAAGCATCTTTTGTTGACAGTTTTGATATAAACGCACAAAAAGCTTATCTGGAAGCACAACAAAAAGCTTGTGAAAATCCAACACAAACCAATATAGCAAATGCCCAAAAATTAAAGAATGCCTTCGATTCAGGTAGTGTTGTAAATTTAAATTATTACACTGAAGCCAATGTTGTTTACAACAACGGCAGTGGCATGAATCCACTATGGCTAAGAGACGGCGATAATTCCGAATCTGTTCTTTCTAAAATCATCGATCCAGAATCTGAAATTCAAAATGGATATTTTAAATTTGTCTGGACTCCGGGAGTCATAAGAGAAGGTGACTTTTACATATGCTACACCTATACCCCTAATATGAGTGGCGATTCCATATCGGAATATATTCATTTTTATGTACAAAGCAATATAGCAAACGAAGTTGCCAACCCAGCACACATAACTAAGCCGGAAAAATACATTACTCTTCTTGAGAGATATTTGCCGGAAATGTATAAGGAAACTTATGCTAAAAATGATTTGACAATTTCAACAATTACCAGATTTAATGAAGCTGTGGCTTCGGGCTTTACTGAGGTTGAGAATTTAGCCAATCAATTAATCGACATTATCGATGCGAATGCGACTCAAGAACCACTTCTTGGATTTTTGGCAAATTTTTTCGGATTGAAACTAAGATCAACCGATCTAACCCAATGGAGAAAGCAAATTAAAAAGGCAGTGCCAATCAATAAAATGAAAGGCACTTTAAAAGGATTGGAAGAAGCACTTATGGATGCTGGAATCAGACTTGACAAATATACACAGTTCTGGCAGACCGGTACGGATCATTCATACACAGAAACATTTACTTATGTAGATGTAGATGTTTTCACTTTGACCAAAGTTTCTCTTGCCGTAAATTCAACATATTTCAAGATTTATAAAAGAAGTCCATCTGCAACTAATACTGCATATGTTGAACAAAGTTTGTCTGACATAACAATTGAGACAAACAGCGGTGTAAGCACCATGACATGGATTGGCGACCCTTTAATTCCCGGGGATGTACTAAGAATTACTTATCAAACCAAGACTTTTGCTAACGCCACAGAAATATCAATTTATAATTATGTTCAGGCTTTGCCTCTAGCAGATACTAGGGATGACAGAAACTTCGACTATCCTCCAAAAGATTGGAATACAAGGCTTTTGGCTGGCGACGATGTTTTATTTGATGTGATAGTGCCAGTAAAAAATCCATTTGTTCCAGAACTAAATTTTGGCAAAGTCAGAACTCAATTCCCATATTCTGAAAATGTTTATAACATGGAAGAGTACAACGGTTCGTTGAGAGACAGTAAATTTCCATGCGATATAGACAAATCTTTCATAGATCCATGCAGATCCTCAATTAGTGCCTATTACATGTTAGATGTTGATATAGCAGATCTATCAAACACTAGATTGACTGAATGTCAAGAGATAGTGGCCGATTACACTCCTTTCCATGCGATATTACATACTTTGAACTTTACTGGTAGTTTTGAAGATTTCATACTTCCTCCAGTTGAAAACATAGAAGCACTTGTAAAATACAACGGATCTGAAGTGACAATAGTTGGCATGGCACAAACAGTGTTTAATCGTGCTATGAGATATGGATTACAGGCAAATGCCGTGTACCGTGATAGTTTGGCAAATATGGTCATGATTAATACAGGATCGGCTGTTGCATATAACGATTACATCAATTTGTTTTGCACTGAGGTGAAATTTGACCAGTTGGGATTGTCTAAGACAGCAGTCATGACACTCTTGGAAGTTTTGTCGCCTGCTTTTTATGCCGGGGAATACACTGTAAGCAACCCAAATAACAATTATGTCAGGCTTGAGGATGTAATTTCAGAACCTTTAAATACATCTAATTTTAGTTTTCGTTTATCAAATATGGTTTTCGTAGACATAGATTTTGATATTGTACAATCGAACAAATATAATCTGACTGATGATACGACCGACCTATCATTCTACGATATTAAATCGGTATGGGATGTTGATAATGGATATGCCTCAAGTCCTTGGAAGATTCGTGTAGTATCTACAGGTTTAACTTATAACATCTTAGATTTCACAGATAATATTGTTACACTTGAAAATGATGGAACATTGAGTAATTCTTCAGTATCTGGAATAGAATATGTGTTGTTGAATGATGCAGATGTAGAAATTTTGTCTAGCAATGCTGGAGATTATGTCGTAACCAAATTCGGAAAAGTTACAGTTCCTCCAAGTCTTTTTATCGAAGATGTCAGAAACATCTTAATTGACAACAATTATTTTTATTGGGATGGTGATAATTCGCAGTATGAATTTTACTCTTTTATTGAAGGAGAAACACAGAGTTTTCTTATCAAAGAGTGGGATTCAGGGACACAAACCAACCAATCCGGTAAAATTTTGCAGAGATTAGTTGATGAAAATATAGGAAGTTTTTCATATGAAGGCATGAAAATAACAAAGCCCGGTGCTTGGCCGACATTCAATTCTTCAAGTTTCGAATGGGATAATCAAAATTTTAAGGAAAATTACATATTGGTGATAAATGGCAGTAACTACTACTTTATTGATCAAGCTGTTGATGGGTCTGGTTGTCTGCATATCGGTGGTAAATTTTTGGATTTGGGAAAAACATCTGGAACAAGTATGCCCTATACGCTTTACCAATTTAGCAAGGAGACTGTTACATTGTTTGCTGAAGAATTATTTGATTTGAGTCGAAATGGCCAAGAAATCATAAATAGTAATACGGAATCTGGAGGGGCTTTTGCCATGTCGGCACTATCCATGCAAGACGATTCCGGCATAAATGAATATTTAAAAAATCTGGAAAATGTTAGTTTCAAGATAGAATATAGAGATGGCAAAACACAAACGGGAGAAATATGATGAATGAGAGCATGAAGACTAAGGGATTTGTAAATGCCATGATTGAATACAAGGACGGTAAAAATATTGAATTAAGTTTTCCGAATGTCGTATTGAGAACGGGCAGGGAGTCTTTGGTAAAAACATTGACAAATAGCATCAATGCACAATACACCAATTTATTTGTCACAAGAATGATTTTTGGCAACGGTGGTGTGACTGGTGGAGGTCAAGTAAAGATAGTTGACACAAACAGAACTGGTTTGTTTGGAGTCATACAAGCATCCAAGTCAGTAATAAGTCAAACTAATCCAAGTAATTCCACACAAGCAATATTTACATCAATTTTAACATATGATGACGCAAATGGCAGTACTTTAAATGAGATGGCCCTAGTGCTTAATAGTGGTGATTTGTATAGCATGGTGACTTTTGCTGATTTAACAAAGACATCGAACATGCAAATTACATGGAACTGGACTGTTTCTATGATTTAATGTTGTAAACAATAAGGTGAATTAATATGCCAAATATAGATTTGATTCCGGTGCCACAGTATGCGGGAAATCAACCATACCATTACTTCTATGACAATTTGCCTCTGGATTCAATAATCCAAAGAGAGCAACTAATAAACAGTCAAGTTGATATAAATTCCGAGATTCTTCGCCAAACGATAGGCACAGCTGGTTCGTTAGCTGCGAGACTCAATCAATCGTTGGAGAATAATGGTGATCTAAAAGTTTCAGCTGTTAATAATACACTGCATAATATTGGCTATCACACTGATGGCGCTTATGATGGGGTCGATTATGTAAGAATGCAATTAGCTGAAAGGCAGAAACTTTCTTTAATTGCAGCCGAAGCCACGAATTTCAGCATAGGGGTGCAAGGTCCATCGGACATTACCTACATAGATTCCGGAGTAGCTACTTTAGTACCGTCTACAACTATTGACTGGACGGTTTTACCGGATCAAAAGCTAAGAGCAGATGTTACAGTCGGCTTGACCAATGCACATCAGCATTATGACAATATCGAACCAGTAAGCTTGAATCTTACCCCAGACTACCAAAATTACCTAACCAATCTGCCTGTGCAGTTTGTTAGCGGTTCTCTAAAAGTTTTTATCAATGGTGTAAGGATATTTTCTGGCGTATCTGTTTACGCTCCAACTACTGATCCTCTTTCGGCATGGCAACTCAATAGATTTTCTGAATATACCAACGAGGAATCCGTAAATTACCTGAAG